ACAGCAGATCCTTCTGGCGTTGGTTGGAGACGTACTCAGCAACCTTGGCGCCGATAGCGGCCATGGGATCGGAACCAGCAGCCAGAGCCGCAAGGTCACGAGCCTCAAAAGCACGACCACGATGCAGGATCACGCCGACTTGCTTGTCAGCTTCAATCTTGCCAGGCGTCAGGCTGGAGCTGTCAGACAGCACCTCGAAATCACCGGAAAGGTTTGCTTTCCAGAAAGGCACTTGGATGGTGTCACCACCTTCGGTGGCGTTGAGTTCAGCCATCGGTTGCACCACACCGCTAGCCAGGAAGGCATCACGTTGAGTGGTTTGCTCGATGACGTATGGGGTAAAAATCTCGGGGACAATGATGTCCGATCGAAGAGTAGCCATGGTTAATGGTTCTCAGGATTAACAAAGCGGGCGCAGCCCATATCCCCAGCGCAGCCGGTTGATTAGATCTTAGCAGCTGCTTTCAGCCTGTCGTATAGATCACGATCAGTGCGGAACAATCGTGATTGTTCGGTCAGGTTGAAGGTTTCCTTAGCGAATGGGTTCTTGATGCCCGGCGGGATCTCGCCTGATGGTTTGCTGCCGATCGGTGCACCGCTGCCTTGCGGCTTGGGTGCTTTCTGCATCCATGCCGGCAGTGTTGCCTTTGCCCATTCGGTGACAGGTGTACGTTGGTAGCCGTTCACGACGACAACGGTGCCATCCGCTTCGCGTTCGATCTGGTTGCTGTCGAGTTTGGTTTTGAGCACCAGATCGGGGTCATGCACGATGTCGGCCAGCGCTGATACCGCAGGCGTCAACAGTTCTAGCTCGCGGACCTTGGCTTCGAGTTCTGCGATGCGCTGGTCCTTTTGCGATGCCTCCTCACGGAACTGCTGCTCCAAAGCCTGTCGTGCTTCCTCATATTTTCCTTGCGATTCAAGCTGCTGCTGCTCATGGCTGCGCTTGAAGTCAAGGAGTTCTTTGATGTCCACTCCATCAGGCAACGTCTCCGCCATCTTCTCGTATTTGCGGAGTTTACGCTTTTCGTCTGCAAGCTCCTGGTTTTTGCGCTCCAGATTCTGGATGCTGCGTTGCAATGCGTCGATGTCAGCTGCTGGCGGTGTGGGCGGCGTTGCTACAGGAGCCGCAGGCTGCTCTGTAGTGGGCTGTGTGTTTTCTTCGGACATTGATAACCCGCAGGGTTAAGTGCAATCCATGTTAACTACCATTTTGAGCGATCTGCCCAGTACGCTGCTGACATCTTCCCTTTGCGGATATTTGCCGCGTGCCTGGCTTTGAACGCACGCCGCCGTGCTGCATCAGCCTTGGATTCGTCTTTGCGTGGTGGGCTGCCGCTGACGCCTTGCTGCCCGAACCGGATCAGCTTTACGGTGTCGCCTTCCTTGGCGAGCACCGCATGGGATTTGGTTGGATGCTTCGGCGTTCGCTTTGGTTTGTTGTAACCAGCGAAGCGCTCACCGCGATAATTGATCATCGGCCTCGACTTGGTGCCGGCCGCAGCTGCGATCTGGTTTTGAGCACAGCGTTACCGGTCGATTCAGATTTGATCCGCACGATCGGGTCATCGTCGCTACCGACGCGGGTTACGGTGCCGCCGCTTGGAGTATTGATGGTGGCGCGTTTGCCGCCGATGCTGGTGACCACGCCATAGGTGCGTTTGCCTTGATAGGTCCAGCTGACCCGATCACCGCGTTTCACTTCTTCTTGCCTCCCTTTTTACCCATAGGCTTCTGCGGCTTCTTCGGGCCTTTCATGTAACCAGGCATGACGCAGTTGCAGCTACAGGCAGTCTACCGACGACGCTTCGGTGCTTTGCGTTTACGTGTCATCCCGGCTTGGGAGTAAGCGATAGCAGCTGCCTGCTGACGGCTGTAACCTTCTTTGATCAGTTGTCTTATGTTCTGCGAGATCGTTAACTGAGACTTACCTTTTCGGAGTGGCACCGTAACGCCTCCGCAGTTGCTCCAATGTTAGCTCCCGGCCATCTTCGCGGACGAGTTTCGCTATTGCATCACGAGCGCCGTGTTTACGCGCCAGCATCCTGAAATATGGCGCTTTGCTGCCAAGCACTTCCTGTTGTCGTTCTTTGCCTTGCTGCAGCAACCACTGGCCATAGCTTGTATCAGCATCAACCATGCCACCTTTTGCTGCGCGTTTACCGGGCCGCGGTGGATCAAATCCAAGACCTTCGTAATCAATGATCGGCACTGTCGTGCTGCGACAGTTGTGGGTTAAGATGGAGTCGGCGCAATACGTGCCGCACTCCGTCTCAAAGTTGTAAACATGCCCGCTAAATGGTTCCCAGCCGATCCAGCAGACATCGGCCTGATCGTATCCTTGTTTGATCAAGGCATCGGTGTTCGCGGCATCGCGGACCGCTTCGGCATCTCGCCAAGTCCCGTAAAGCGCATCATTCTGGAATCCGGGCGCAACCTCCGCAACAGAAGCGAGCAGCAGTTTGCTCGCATGAATCGCGCCACCGCTGCTGAACGCAAAGCTTTGGCTTCCGCTGCTCACGCCGCAAAGCGCGGGCGCCCTAACTCCGAGGCTGCTCAGATCAAAATGGCTGCCGCTCGATGCCGCAAGGTCGGACCTCTTGAAGCTGAAGTTAAGCAATGCCTTGAGCAAGCCGGGATTGACTGCGAAGAGCAATTCCCGGTTGGCAAGTACAACTGCGATCTGCTCTGCACCTTGGGTAATCGACGTGTCGCCGTGGAAGTCTGGGGTGGTGGTTGGCACTTCCACGGAGAACACCGCAGGCGATTCCCGGAACGAACGGAATATATCCTCAGCAGTGGTTACAGCATCGTCTTTTTGGTTATCTGTAACGGTTTTCGATGGAATGACATTGCTCGCAAAAACCTTGTCACCAACCTGTACGAGATTGGCAGGCTTCCAGCCCTTTGCCGTCAATACAGGATGATTTGGGGTGACTCTGAGCATTTGACCATTGGTGGTCTTGATGACATAGAGATGGCCTTGATAAAGCCGACGATAAACCGCCGCAATCCTGCCACTGGTCGTTACGAAAGCATCTCCAGGTAGGCAATTGAAATGCTGCGGCGGTGTTGGACCTTTGCCGTATTCAAATTCGCGGCCATCCAATGCGCGGCAAATTGCGGTGGTTCTGCTGTCAAGTGTTGCGACATATCTGTACTTTTTAGTGATGTCTTGATTGGCTTCATACACCTGCTGACTGGCAGCATTTGCCACTTGGTTGATGCTGGTGCGGACGATACTGGTCACTTGATGGCCGGCCATTTTGGTTGCTTCACCGCCGGATAATGCAAGTTGCTTGATTGTTTTCGCTTCCTCGCCGAACTCCAACGTACCACGTAGTTTGCGTGATAACTCCTGCGTTGTCTCACCTGTCAGCAACGCTTGCCGGACGCTGCTACTGAAGCGTTCCGCTTGCGATTCCGCTAGGCCGCGAAATGACTTCTCGACAACGCGGCCATTCGGCAATGTGATCATCGCGCCCTTAGGTGCAGTCAGGCTGAAGGTTTGCGGTGCGCCTTCAACTGCAGCGAATAGGTCATCACTCAGCGCTACGACATTGATCTGCGTCGGGTCAGTGGTGACAACTGACTGCGCAAATTGCGGGCTGATCTCAACGGTGCGGACCATATCCCTGGAGCCAGCTGGTAATGCAAGCCGTAGCTGCTCCTCCACAAACTCAGATTGCAACTCCGCTAAGCCTTGCAGTTCGAGTGCGGTGATCTCCGTTGCATCACCCGCCCAGGTCGCAAGGCTATCTTTCAGCTGCGCAAGGATTGCACGCAACCGCGCGGCTTTGACCGGTGCTCTTGCTTCATCGATCGTTTGCAGCTGGTTCACTGCATCGATGATGATGTCGTTGTAAATGTTGATGATGCGCCTAGCAACGCTGTTGCTGTATTGGTTTAGATCGATCGCATTACGAAAGATCGCATCAACATTCGGCGGGATGGTCACTGCTCTACGTGGATACCAATATCGCTTGGGTGGTATTGCGTTTGGATGTC